GAGTTTGGCTCAATAATGAGAGAGTGTGCTTACTTTGATGTTAAGTATGATCGTGCATACCCTGCACTTTACGCTAAGTTATCCCCAACATTTAATAATATTAAAGGCTACGTCTCATCTGGGTTTTATGCAGACTCATACGGTGCTGAATTTTTAATATTTAATGCTACAGATACAGCCTTAAATCTTGACGAAACAAGCGGTAACTATCTAAGAATTCAGGGCGTTACATTTACACAAGACACTACCCACGAGTTAACAGTTGATGAATACTTTAAAAAACGTAGTAATTTTTCTAATCCATTACTGACTGGATCTTCTCAGATTGTTTCTCCGCAAGTTGAGAAGCAAAGGTTTGATGAAATTAAAAGAAGTAGAATGATTTATGGAAATAATGAGTTTACTTTGGATACTCCATACATACAAACGCAAGATGATGCAGAAAATTTAATGGGTTGGATGATAGACAAACTTATGGTTCCTAAAAAATCAGTTGGTTTAAAAATATTTGCAACTCCAACAATTCAACTTGGAGACATTGTAACAATTAACTATAAGGATTCTAATAATTTAGATTTAGTCACTTCAGTTGATTCTAGATTTATAGTATATAATATTGAGTATTCAAGAAAAATAAATGGTCCAGACATGACACTTTATTTAGCGGAGGTATAGTATGTCATTAGACTGGCAGAACTACGAAAGACAAAAGTCAAAACAATCTGACAACACAATTAGCACTGCGGTAGATGCTGCAAAAACAGCAGAAGCAATATCAATTGTAGGAGCAGCGCAAGTAGCAGCAAGAGGTGGAGTAAACGCTCAAGGATATTTTAATGATGTTCCTGCATATCAACAGTTAACTGCAAATGAAAGAAAATCTGTAACACTGTCCAATGGCCACATAGATTCTATGGGAATGCTTGCAATTTTAAATAAAAAAGAAGCGGAATATTTTGGAAGATCTTCAGACTCTGGAATTATAAAAGCAACAGCCCCATCATCTGTAAATATTACAGCAACACCTCCAGCACCAGAACCAGAAATGTTTTCTGCAAGAATGTTTGCTGCTCCACCACCAGTTAAAACAGCGACCCTAGATATTATATTATTTGATGAAGAGTCCGTTCCTACAGATGGAATGTTTGATCAGATATTTGAAAATATTGGCGGTCAAGAACTAATTAGCATAACAAGGTCTGATATTGTTAATGGACAAAAAATATCATATCAGCCAATCAAAAACCTTTCAGCCATTCAGCAAAGATATAATCCAAACAACATACTTAGCCTACAGCAAACCGCAGATAATTTTTTTGCGGGATTCTCAATTAAACTAGAAGACAAAATTCCAGAAACTGGCAACGGAACTAATGGAGAAAACGTATACCTTAACGCAGCAGGAGACTTAATTATTGAATTTATTAACGTAAATCCTGACGAACAAGTAGAAACACAAATCAGCGTAAGTGGTACAATATATGAAGCAGATCTTGGAGACTACGCCTCATGATAACTAATACTGGTAAATCTATTATTGCAAAGTATTTACTTGGACAGGCCCCTGCCTATGCCTCGTATATTGCTATTGGTTGTGGTGCTACTCCTTTAGATACCGCCGATGAAATCGGAGATTATTCAACAAAAACAAATTTAGATTTTGAAATGTTTCGTGTTCCAATATCTTCTAGAGGTTTCGTAAACGAAGACGGTGTAGATAAAATTGTTCTAACAGCAGAACTACCAACAGAAGAAAGATATGAAATATCTGAAATTGGAATATATTCTGCAGGATCTAATCCATCTGCAGGAGCATATGACAGTAAAACAGTATTTGCATTTACACAAACAGAAAACTGGCAATATGTAACAGCAGCATCAGCAGTAGCAATTGATACAGAATCTGCTGCACTAGATGCTCCAAATTATGACAACGTTATTGCTGTAACAGATCCAGTATTCCAAACAAGCGCAGATAATCCAATATTTTTTAAATCACCAAGAGTTGCAAGATATGAAAGGCCAAGATTTTTAAATAATATAATTATGATAAAGGGCAATGAGTCTGATCTTGACATTGAATCTGATAGTGGTCCAACACAAGATACTTTTGCAATTGGAGCGGGATCAAACTATATTAGATTAAGCGGAGCAACAGTTGACTTTACAAAGAACTCTCCAACAGATGAATTAAGATTAGCATTCTCAATAGTAAATAGAGATGGAACATACGGCGCTGGCACTCAACCAGAGAGGGCTAGAGTTTTAGTTTCATTTGAAAATACAAGCGGAACAGAGTTTGCAAGGCTTGAAGCAGAAGTTGCTGATGATAGCAGTGGCGGACAATATGATTTTGCTACAGAAAGATATTTTGTTGTAAAAAAACAACTTCAAGAACTATACAGAACATCTGGATTTGACTGGAATGCTGTTTCTGTAGTTAAGGTGTATGCATGCGTTATTGATGGAGTCAATCCATCTGGCAATTATTATGTAGCCCTAGATGCCTTAAAATTAGAAAATGTCGCTACAGTAAATCCACTTTATGGACTAACAGGGTATTCAGTAATTCAAACTGCAGGTGCAGCAACAATAGTTAAGAGTCCTAATACTAGTAACTATGTTGAATTTAGATTTTCAGTAGATCTTTCTAGCGGAAACAATTCATAATGGCTGATGCAGGAATTAAAAAAGTTATAATTAAAAAAGCATCTTTGCCACCATTAGATCATGACAAGGTTGGATACGTATTTAGATACAGAATTGTTTCTGAAGATAAAAACAGAACTTCTCAGTGGTCTCCAATAAATCTTGTACTAGATGATTCAATTACTGCTGTTGCTGGAGCCGTACAGGTTTCAACATCAGTTATCAGTGCAGTTTGGGGAGATGAATTAAATAGACCAAAGTATGATGTTTTTGTTGGATTTGATGGGGCTACAGCAACCTACCACGGCACAACACCAATCCATTCATATCAATTTATTAAAACTGGAACTACAAATGTACGTGTAATTATTCAAGTTGAGTCATCTGAAAAAACACTAAATGCCAATTTCCAAATATACAACTCTGGCTTAGTTTCTTTGGTATAATAAAATAGGAGGAATAAATGGCAAAAGTACCACTACCAGAAAGAGGGCAACCTCTTGATGTTACATATTTATATCAATTAATTGAGGCCGTAAATGACCTTTCTACAAATGTTGCTTCTAAGCAGACAAGTAAAACAATTATTGATACAGCAAGTGCAGGCAAAGCAGAGGTGCAAACCTCTAACACAAGAATAGTAGGCGGGCTAGTTGAAGTTGCAAATAACTCAACAGTTTCGGCGGGTAACGAAAGAACGTTTACTTATGACTTTAAAGACTTTAAATACCCACCAATAGTATCAGCAACACCAGTTAACACTGGACAAACACCAGCAGGACAAAACGTAAATATTGTTCTAAAAAGTGTTACAGAAACAAGAGTAGAGGGTGTTGTAAGGTTTGGGGCTTCTGGCGACCTATCTTTATCAGTGCATCTAGTTATTGTTGGAATTCCAAACTAAGGGAATAATTAATGATTTCTTGCAAAAAATGCAAGGGTAGAATTTTTGTTGATAGACAATACAGCAGTGCTCAACATATGGAAACATATTGTATGGGATGCGGACTAAGAACATTTTTTCATCCTCCAACAGAAAGTGAAGAAGGTAGATGGCTACTAGCAAAGGAAATATTGAGAGCCAAGAATACAATAACGAAACTGTAATAAAAGGTAATAAAAAAATATGGTTTCTTAATGGGGACTTGGTAAGGCTACATCACAGTTCAAGATCTACTGGAATGGTTTCTGTTTATAATATTACTAAAGATAGAATTGAGACTTGTTTACGTTCCGACTTTAGAAAAAATAGAGAACGTGCATACACTGTTGCTGAGACTGCTAAATTAATTAATCGTCATAGAAAATATATGCCTAAATTAATGAAGACTGGAATGATACCAAAACCAATTGGTGCAAGGTTAGATGGACAAAGAGGTTGGCAAATTAGATCTTATTATTCAGAAAGCACGGTAAGGGATATACGTGCTATACTGGCTACTATACATATAGGACAACCAAGAAAAGATGGGCTTATAACAAATAATATGACGCCTACAAGCCAAGAATTGACAAGGCGCATGGGTGACGGTATACTTACATATACGAAGACAGAAGATGGTAGATTTATTCCTGTTTGGGCAGAGAATATTTAAAAATAGAAATGGTGGGGTATGGAAGAAAATAAAAACACAAAGGTATCAGTAACACTAGGATACACACATAATCTAGGCAATTTCCAATCAGTAAGATTTGATCTTGGTATTGTTGACTATAAGCGTGATGATGAAAACACAGACCAAGCATTTGAGCGTGTATACAAGTTTGTTGAAAACAAACTAATTGAAAAAAGCAACGAAGCAAAAGAATTTAAAAGCGAATAGTGGCAGAACGCAAAGACCGTATGGCTTTGCTAAGTAGGTATAATAAGTTACATCTACAAAGATATGAAGCCAAAAGTAACATGAACCTTAATGTTGAGCAATGGGCTGCAGACGCTCTTGTTGAATCTTATGGAATGGGGGTTTGCTATGATTTATTGGATTACTATTTTAATATTTCTCTTTCCCCTAGTTGGAGTTACTTTGCATACAATGCACAAAAAATATTGGAAGCAAAACTAGAAGTAGAGCAAGATATTAAAGACCGAGAAGAGCGAAGAAAACTAGCAAGGAAGTGGATTAATGAATAATACAGAAGCAAAGTTAATCACAGCAGTACTAAATGATAAACAAGTCCATGTATTATTGCAAGCAAATGTTGATAATCTACTAAGAACCCACAACGACGTCTGGGAATTTATTAGGCTATACTCAGAAAATAATCAATCAGTTCCGCCAGTATCTTTAGTTGTAGAAAAATTTAGAGACTTTGTACCAGTAGAAGGTGTTGGTGCAACAAAGCATCACCTTGAAGAATTACAAACCGAATATTTAAATGATAGCCTTAAAGACATCTTACGTAATGCAGCATCTGAAGTCCAAGGCGGTAATGGACCAAAGGCTCTTGAACACATCATTACAAAAACATCAGAATTAAAAAAGAATACTGCTGCAATAAGAGATATTGAAGTAACAGATCTTGATTCTGCAGTTGCTTATTTTGAAAATGTAAAGAAGATGCAAGATCTTGGTCACGTTGGAATTAAAACAGGTTTACCAGGGTTTGATAACTACTTGCCTTCTGGAATCATGCCAGGACAACTAGGAGTCTTTCTTGCATACCCAGGTATTGGAAAGTCTTGGTTGGCTCTGTACTTTGCTGTACAGGCTTGGAAACAGGGTCGTAGCCCA